CTCTTGATATCCCCATAGGAGCAGGACCATAAATAGCCTCTGGGTCCATATATGTTTGTTCCCCACCCGTTGTAGGGGTACTGGCAGGGGCAGAGGTAGCAGCGGGGCTTCCATACAATTCATCGGGAGACGGCATCTTATTTCCTTACATATTTCTTGATAGCGGCTTCCGTTTGTTCAGAAGACCATTTGTATTTTACTGCATCAGCACGGATTTGCTCTTCTGTTACTACTTTACCTTGGGCAGCAGGGCCAGCAGTGGGAGCAGATGCCTGCGCTTTCTGAGGCACAAGCTGTAATCCTCCTTGCTCTTGGTAACGTCTCACAACTTCTGGGTCATACCCTGCAAACTCGGCCTTCTTAAAGTCTTCTAGCATTGTCCGATAACGTTTGATAGCATAAGCGAACTGTTGATCGGTTTTGAACATCCCTTGTGAGAATTCTTCCTGAAGACGTTGCAACTCAGGGGGAGTTACAGCAGCACCAGAGCGGTTGTGCAAAGTAGTGTTCATCAGTTGAGAGAAGTCTCTGCGAAGGTTTCTGCCCTGCTCATCTACAGCCCAATCAGGTACTTTAGACCCGACAGGCCCAAATCCCGGCACATCTTTTCCACGATAGTAGGTTTCTTGCAGGATTGCTTCAATAGGTTGAAGAGTGCTTTCTGTATCAGGGAGTTTTGCCTTGACCACATCATCTTTCAATGCACGGACATTCTCTTGCATCTTGATTTCAGCTTTATGGCCGGGAGCTACTAATCGTCCACCTACATTAATCTCTCCTACCTTGGTAGCGGGGGCAGTAGTAGTCTTCCCAGCAGTAAGAGAAGAAGGTACTCTATTCTGATAATCCTTTGACCCTACAATATCCTCTACCTGACTCTGTACTTGAGGAGATACACGCCTACCTCCTGCCCTCAAGTCAGTAATGAAGATATTCCCTTGGTCATCAGTAACTTTCTGGAGGGTGTGATATGCAATGCCTTCAGCAGCATTCTCAGATGCACCGGGAATATAACGACCTTGGTCCTTCCAGCGAGCTATAAGTTCATCATATTGTTTCTGAGCCTGAGAAGGATTTGTCTGAGTAGAGTTGCTGAGGTATTCCTTGTAGAAGTCTTTAGCAGCCATACCCCGTGCAATAAGACTTCCAGCGAACTCAGGCTCTTGGGCAGCCTTGAGCATTGCTAACTGGCCTTCTCTCGGAATACTCAATTTCTGTGCATCAGATATCCCTTGTTTAAGAAGCATATCCCTTTGAGCAGGGTCTTTCGTGACAAGCATTCCTTGTGCCCAGCCACGAACATAGTCCATCTGCTTGGCATTAGTCTCAAGTTGTTTTAAATCAATCTCCCCCTGTTTTACTTTTTCCTCAAGGTGCATCTTCTGAGCAAGCATCTCATTCTGCAACTTCTGTTGAGCCATTGCCTGCCTATCTTGGAATGCCTGCTCAAGCTGCTGCTGAATCCCTTGCACTTGCTGACCGGGAACATTAATAAGGGCAGACGTAATTCCGCTTACATCAACAGCCATTAGTCAGTTGCTCCTGTGTAATAGTCATTGATATTAAACGTAGAAGGTCCAGTCATCTGAGAGTACAAATCAGGAACATTATATCCTCCACCTGTCGAAGCAATTGGGGGGACCGTCCCCGTCCCTGCTGCTGTCTGACTAGGTTGGTTATACTTAATGTAAGCACTTCCAAGCCCGCCAATGAGGTTAGTAAGGGCAGTGCCTTGCCCAAGCGCAGCGCCCGCCTGAAGCTGTCCTGTTTGCTGTGCAAGATTGGCTAGGTTTCCATAGGCGGACCCAATACTACTTATATTTTGTTGCCCTAAACCCGTTGCCTGCCCCGTTGAAGATAGCCCCATATTGGCTAAAGAAGCCAGCTCTCCTAGAATCTGCTGACGATATTGAGCACCAGTAGCCATACCAAGATTTTGGAGTCCCGCAAGAGTGCGACCTGAGAACTGAGTACCGCCAGCAGCAGCACTTCCTTCGGCTGCTTGTATACCCTGATTGAGTATTGCTTGATATGCAGGGTCTTGGTACATGACGCTGGGATTAGCTATAAGATTTTGATACTGGGAAAGGGCTTGAGTACCTGCTTCCCGATAAGGGGCTGACAGAGCAAGCAAATTCTTGTACTGCTGCTGTTGTTGTGCCAACTGCTGCTGCGTAAGGGCAGCCGCCTGCTGTTGCCCTGCTTCAGCGGCAGAAGCCGCTTCCTCAGAGGAAGCATAGGATACTCCTGCTCCAACTACAGCTCCAATTCCTACCCAACTCATTTACTTTCTCCTGTGTACTCTAACTTATCCCAAGGATAAGTAAATTCTGAATATTCTTTAGCTACAATCTCTTTTTCTACATCTTCTGAGTTCGTAGATTCTGCGCCAGTGATTGCAAACCATAAAACGGGTTCATGAACGAAGAAGGCTACTTTTGACCCATACGGGGCTACTTGAACATATGGCCCCCTGATGCGCTGAACCCCTAGTTCAGTAGTAAGCGTTACTTCACCAGAGGCTATAATCCAGAGTCTATCTTTCTTCCAAAGTTCACTTACTACCGTTATTCCTGCGGGAACAAAGAGTGACCTTATATACGCCCCACCTACGAAATACTCATTTAATCCATTGTCATTTAACTCATCCCTACATCCATGCTCACTTCCGGTGTATTGTTTGAGCATATCTTGATAGGCTTCAATCATCCCTCGATTAGCAAGTCTTCCTTCTTTATCTGCTGGGGCTACCGGATTGTAAACAACATCATTGGATTGCCATTCTGGGAGATTCAGGGTAAGTTCTGTACTCATGGATTACCTGATTAAAATGAAGGTATAGATTTCAGTGGGGGGGACGATAGGTGCAATAGTGGGATTTACAAACGTAATAGAGATGATATTTGCTCCTGTCACCTTATATCCTGCTATCCCTATCCCTGCCGTAGTAGTTGGTTTAATTACAACCAGTAGTGCATCTGCCCCAGATACACCATTTACTGTGAACGATTCTGTTGCTGTGCTTTGGGCAGGCACACTGGAAGGTGCAATTGATGCACTTAGGCTATAAATACCAACCGAGTTACTCGCTACTGCACCAAACCATCGTTGCCAACTGACAGAAAGCATTTCTTCTTGCACAGGAGCAGGAGGGACAGATTTCATTACCATTAATCACCTCTACCCATTGTACTAACATCAATGTATGCGTTGACTATGATGACTTTTACAGGGTCAGTTATCTTTACTTCATAAACTCTAACTTTAGCTCTACTGAGCTTTCTCCATTCGGCTACCCGGAGATATTCACCTGTCTCGCCAAGATTTCTCCATTGTTCCGCTGACCATGTTTTACCACCATCATTTGACCATCGAAGCATTATGGCAGGGGTTATTACAGAGGTATCGCCAACACCAGCTTCACACTCCACTCGGACTTTGTGATGTATAATCCAACTATCATTTCCATCCCATACATATTGGCTACGTCTAAGTCGATGAATTGGATATTGCCCGTCCACATAGGTATTCCAGTCAAGGTGGAATAATTGCCCAGATTCATAAGACCCAACTACGTGTTTCCCTTGGAACATTACATGGAAATTAGAGATATGGCGTTTATCAACCCCATTAGTGGACCATTCATGCCACATCTGAGTAGTCACGTCATAAACAAAAGTACGATTGGCTGTAGGGAATGTTAATACATAAAAAGAGTGACGCTGGTAATCGTAGGTGTAACCAAAGGCATCGTCTATCGTAGGGAAGGAAGAGATGGTATCAGCAATGGCGTTAGATGAAATGATCTGAGGCTGTAGGCCAGAGGCCATTACTACTTGACCTTGCCCATGTTTATTAGCTGTTAGCCAGAATATCGTTCCATTATTCGTAGCTACAGATTGAGGGGCAATACAACCCCATTCAGAGAACCCACTACTAATTGGTTGGAAAGGTACAATGGCCGCTCCTGCATTATACCAAGGTTCGGCTGACTCTGAACCTAACAGCCATATCTCGCGTCCATTTACTGCAATAGCTTGTAAGGCATCTGGGGAGCGTTCTGCTGAAGCATATGAAAGAGCGGGCCACGATAGTCCATTATAACTTGCAGAGAACTGGAACCTTCCGGGGAAGTTTGGACTATTAACAAGGAAATACCCATCAAAGAACTCTACGTGAGTAGCTCCATCAGGGAAGTTAGTATCCACAGCGGAAAGAGAAGGGGTGAAAGTCAGTGTAGTAGGGACGTACATATAACCCTTAGTCCCATCTACGAATACAATCTGTGTTCCATTATAAGCGAACTTTACCGGCCCTTCTGCCGAAGAGATATTGCCTATTACAGTAGCACCGCCTGTAATAGACACCTCAACAAACTGGTTACCACATACCATGAATAACAAATTACCAACCGCAATCCCTCCTCGTGTTGCAGCAAGTCCTGCTATAGAAAATGGGATAAGTCCGGGGGTTGGATAGAGAGCAGCGTCAGCACGACCATCCTTGGCCGCCTCTGGGTACAGATTAACAGTTTTCTGGTAGTTTACGAACCCCGATTTACCAGAGCCATATTCACCCGTGAATGGAATTTTATTAGCCAAGTTAGTTTAGCTCATACCAAGAAACATAAGTGTTATATCGGTTATCTATCCTGTAGGTAGAGCCGGGAGGCACTGCAAAATAAATTCCAGCGTGCCAACCATTTATACCTTGATTACCATTGGATGCTATCATTACACCATCAACAAACCCTCTTATATAGTTGATGGTGTCTGTAGTAGAAGAGAAATTTGCAGAAACTATAAGTTCCCTTCCTGACGTATTTGTGTAAGTTGTCCCTGTAACACCCGGTACACGACTTGCTGTAACATCCGTCCACACTCTTCCCGTAGATAACGTTACCATAGCCTGAACAGAGCCGGGGGTAACTGCCCTATCGTCCCTGTGGAAAGAGGCGTATACTGAAGTCACTGTCTGAGTAGCATTAGCGGACAGTACCAGATTGACAGTACCTCCCCCACTAACCACATAAGTACCTGTCGGGATACCTTGCATAGATACCCACATACCGTCTGTTATGCTTGTACCAGACCCTACAGTAAGATTTGGGGAGCCTAGTACAATAGACCCAGTAGTGGCTACACCTGTTACATCTGCCCCATTAGCAAGCTGAACAATCCCTGCGTATGTCTCTGTCGATTGCAAAGCTGTTGCAAACCACTGAGTGCTTACATTTGAAATAAGTTTTAAAGGACTTTTGGTAAGAGGTACTGTAGTAGCCCCATTAATCGTGTCACTACCCGCCCGGTTAATATTGACAGTATTTGCCGTAGAATCTGTGCGAATAAACTGAAGTTCAATCTGTGTAGACGCAGATGGGAGAGTGATATTGACAATACCACCTGTCGCGTCAACAAACACAACACCAGCGTTATTTGAAGTCAAAATTGTGTCACTATTAACGCTAGTGATTGAAGCCCCACTATAGGGGATCATAACTATATCATCAAAATTAGTAGTACTGTGGACTGTAGAAGTCGGCATTACCCCTGATAAGACTATCTTGGCGTACTTAGCTGTTGAAGGTGCTGTAGCAGTGTATGTATTACGAGTCCAGACTGTAGGATTGGTGGTGGTATTATGATATGCTGTTGAGGACGATATAAAAGTTTGAGTGCTGTTATACCAATATACTTCTACTTTATTTTCGGTATTGGCATTTGCAGAGATAATGCTAAATTCAAGGGCAAGATTTCTTCCTGCTTCTACTTCATAAAAAGAGGATGTCGAAGCAACCCCTGCACCAGCCCCCACTGAAGAGAATTTAAGAGAAATAGCCCCGTGCGAGGAAGAAGCAGTATCAGTAAGTACGCTACCTCCTACATAAGTGGAAATCGACCAATCATCAGGAATACCATCTGCATTAGTGTCAGTTTCAAAACTGCCATTAACGGGAGCAGTCAATGTGACCTGCTGAGTCAAGGGGTCGATGGGTGAACGGATGCTATCTACTGTCCAAACAGGAGATGTTGGAGGGTCTGTATCAGTAGGCGCAGCAAGAACAAACTTGTAATTACCATCAAGCCATATACTAGCTTCTCCGTTACTATCAAGGATAATTGGGTTAGTATTAGCCCCAACCTTGCTAATATCCGTCCACGTAGTCTTTTTAGTAGAGGTTCCTTCAGCATAAGTAAATAGTTTGTAACCAACCCTCGGATTCCCTGTTACCGGATCAATAGATTGAAACTTAGGATAGGTGAAATTGACAACTGACATAGCAATCCTTTAATTAGGGCGACCTTCGTAATTCGGTTGGAAGTAGATAGATGTATCCTCAATATCCCAAGTCTTAGCCAAGTCACGGATTTCTTCAGCTTGCTTGCGGAGAAGATATTGAGCAGGCATGTCAATACCATATTCAGGGGCAAGTCTCACTGCCAACCCATACTTAATAGCTTCAAGCCACTCTACAGGACAGTCAAAGTTATCTTGGGTATTTACCATATCCTCAAGAGGATTCAGGTATACGATTACCAAGTCATACCGGGATACTTCCAAATCACCCGGAACTTGCCAAATAGTCAATTCACCGCTGTCAAGCTGCGGATTATACACATATGATACAGGAGTACCTTGGATGAATTTATTACTGAGCTTATAGTATTCTTGGAGAGAGAGTTTGTTGAGCGGCACATCAATGTTACTGACCGTAACATCTCTACGAACACACTCAATGATCCGTAGAGGGCGCTGCATTACTACATTACCAGTTGGACCAAGAGTGTATGTGGCTACCCCTGAGATAAGAGGAAGCGTCTTCTCTTCTCGTTTCCAGAGATGAAGGCCATCAGCCTGCCATGCTTTGAGCATAAGATTGAGGGCTGTATTGGCATCATTGATTTCATCTGCAATGATAGGTTCGCCACGATGCCCAACCCCAAGTAGGCGAAGAGATGACTTAATCAATTCATCCCGATTAACTGTAAAACTATATGATCCTGAACGTGCCATTTATCCAACCTGCACAAAGAAATAAGGGGCATCAATGAATGGAGTTTCCGACTCAACATAGCCATCGACTACATAAGGAGAAGTAGTGTAGGAGTCAGACGGTTCAACACGTACCAAACCTTTCGGGGACTGATCATCTTCCCTTGCTCGGAGATAATCTTGGGGATGACGAGGCTCCCATTCTTCTTTTGCGACTACTGCACCCGTCCATTCAATCTTGCTATCTTCTTCACGGATAGCCATGCCAGTGCGATCACAGATGACCCAATGACCAGCTTTACGCCATCCGGGGGATTTAGTCTTCTTGCCGAAGCTGCCCATTAGTCACTGAAATACACGTTGCAGGTAGCGCCTGTACCAGAGAGAGCGGCATAGATACCGTTATATACACGGACAGGCTCATTAAAGATGATATCCTTATGCAGAGATGCCCCTACACAAGAGAAAGTGCCAATAATCTTCCCTGCTGCTGAAGTGTTGTCGTAAATAACTACAGTGCCAGCGTTAGTACCATCAGTGTTAATACTAACACCACGGAACATTTGGCGACCAGTGAATACAAGAGTGCTAGTGGTAAGTTTGTCAGTTGCCTGACAGGGTGTATGTCCAGCCAATTCTAAATCTCCTTAAACTGTTTCAATGTGACCATGAACTTTTATTCTAAAACTAGATAATCCAGAGAGGTCATCCTGAACTAATACTTCCATAAAAGTTGTTTCTGTTGCCGTATTAGCGAGTCTGACAATAGCCCCATATCTTTGATGAAAGTCTAATGACCCTATATACCCATACACCCCTGATGGTGCTTTGCTTGAGTAACTGGTTAAGAACCCATCTAGGCTAAACGATGAATTAGACCTCCAATGAGAGAATGTTTCATATGCCCCATTAATGGTATCCTTTGCTCTTATTACAACACCGTTCGCAAGTTGGGGAAGACCCCCAAATGTTGCATCATCCATAGCAACATTGTCCGTCATGGTAAAATCCATTGATGTTAAATGCCAGACTTCACCGGGGCTTGGTAATACTGTGTATATCTGCGGGGATGCTAGACTCCCTACGCCATTTATTTCTATGTTTACTTTTGTAACAACTGTAGTTGCTACAGCATAGTCTTTGTCGATAGGACGATTTATTGTGACTACGTTACCAACAATATTGGTTATTAAAAGTATATCGTGATCGTGGTTATTATTTGCAGTATCTGTTACGTGTAATCTATTCCCTATTGCAAGTCCTACTACACTTGTTAGTGTCATAGAAGTGGCTTGGGAGGTAACAGGGGTAGATAATGCGTAATTAGCTACATTTTGATAAAAATAATGATTTGTAGGAAACCAATGAACATCTGCATCATGTGTATTTAAGGCCCCTTTTAGAGAGCCTAAAGGATTCCCACTACCATCCATTGCCCATGTAGGGCGTCTCAAATCCGGCATTAACCTACTCCCCAGACACGATAAGACACAGAGGTTGTAGTGCTCAAATAAACAGTGTTCACTGTAATTACATTTGAATAAACTTCAGTAGGTTTGAGAGTAGAGTAAGGGCGAGAAGCGTTAAACTTGTATTGTAAATCTGCTGTAGAAGAGTCATTGGTAATCATAATTCTCTTCACAGGTAAATCAAAATTCAATGTAACCGTTCCATTCACTGTCCCTTCAAATGGAATTTGGTTTTTTAAGGTGCTGTTTAAGGCCATACAAATACCTGAGAAGCTTTGTCTTCAGGGGTAACTTCCTCCTCTTCAGTAGAGGGAAGTCATGGGAATCTTCGGGGAATTCGGAATCAATCTTTCGTACAATAGGTTTCATAGAAAGAAAGGGAGGGCCGAAACCCTCCCATAATGTTACACGGTTGCACTAAACGGAGTTGCTTCAACACCAGAAGCAGAACCAGTGATTCGTACAAACCACTTGTTAGTGGCGATGTCGATCAACTCAACCATGTCACCGAGGATGCCCCCAGTGGTAGTACCATTAAAAGTAATGGTATCAGTATCGGCTGCTGTTTCAAATCCAACAACGGTATCAGCAGCATCTTGAAGGGCAATAGATGTGCCGCTCATCGTATCGCTCGCATTGGCGACTTTGATAGTGGTAGTGTTAGAGGTAATAGTAGTTCCAACAAAGAACTTCAGATTGCAACCAGAACCAGTTGCAGCAGGGAGAGTAACAGCAATACCAGCCGCACGGTTAAGGGTAATTACCTTACCACTAAGATTAGAAGTAACAGCTAAAGTAGCTGCTGTAGTATTTGTAGGTCTAATTTCTACTGCTGTAAATCGAGTGGGTTTAAGATTAGACATATTATCCTCCTGCCCTGTCTAGGGGCGTCAACACATCCGAAGATGTTATATAAGGGTAGGAAAGGGAGAGAGAACCCCCTCTCCCTTATTTGCTACCTATTAGTTTGAACCCGGACTACCGTAGATACCACGCGGATCGCTCCAGCCAAAGCTATAACGACCAACAGCCTTATACTTATAGTTGCTGGTGTCAAAGTCATTGTCCATTGCGAACTCATCGGCCTTACGCTCGAAGTACTTCATACCGTCATTAACATCAGTACGGATGAACCAAGCGTTAGTGTCGGTCAGATAACGGTTTGAAACGACATCACTGAAACGACCCATAGACTTCAGGGCGTTGATATCGTTGTTTGCGGTATCTACACGCTGTACGCTCTTCAGAATACGTTCAGCATCAAATACTAGATCAACCGGGATGATCAGACGAGTGGGCTGAACCATGATGGGCAGACCACGATCATCAGTCCACTTCATGATATCAATCACAGCCTGTTCCAGCGATGCTTCCGACAGGTCAGCAGGAGTTGCCAAAGTGTTTGACCAAGTGCCGCCAGCGACATTAGGATGAGCATTGCTACAGAGAACCACACCATCACCACCATTGTAGCCAGAGGTAAAGGCACGGTTGTACACGTTAGCGCCAACCACTTCCTTGGTTACACGCATGGACTTAGCCAGAGCACGAGCATTCTTCTGACCAACTACATCATACAGATCGTCCTCAATCATTTCTTCCGTGATAACGAAGCCAAGGGCATACGTTACATGGTTGTAGCGAGTGAGGAACCCTTGCTGCGCAGTGTCATACTGAACCGGGGTGCCTTCCGGCTTCTGCGGTGCAATGCCAAACATACTGGTGCCAACATCTTCTTCAAAACGCTTGCGCGAAGTGAAGGTGTCGAACATCTTATCGTACTTGGTTTCGTACTGGTTATATTCCTGACCCCACCAAGCATTAATACCGGGCCATAGGGCCTTACCAAAATTACCTGTGTTAATTGCCATTCAATGATTCTCCTAATTAGAGGCCAAGGCCGCCAAGTGCATTCTGCGATTCGTTGATGCGAACAATCCAACGAGCATAGTTACCAACTGCATTATCTTCACGCGGAACGAGTGCGATAACACGAAGCTGGGCAGAAGCCGGGGTAGCATCATTAGCAATCACGTCAGACGAATCAAGCACATGGCCTGAACGACCAGTAGTAGTAGAACCAGCACCAGCAACAAGATCACCATTGCTGCCTACGTTGGTAGCTACCATTGCGCCGCCTACACTGTCCTCTGCAATTTCATAGAGCACATCAGTACCTACGCACACTTCTACATAGCCAGCGGTAGAAGCAGGGAGGTAGCCCGGATGCTCAGTAGCAGCGATAGCACGATTAACCACTACACCAGTACAAACACCCAGAAGGGCTGCACCAGCAGTGGCAGGGCTAACCGTACCATCATCATTCAGAATTACAGCATCACCCTGAAAGATTGCAGTACCATTACCAGAGGCTACAGAATAAACGCGAATTGCGTTATTGTAGGGAGAACCATCAAGTGTACCAATCGGCGTCAGCCCGTTGGGGCGATTTACATTCGCCATATTTTTACTCCTTAGTTAGTGAGGAGACGGACTGACTAGGATTGTTAATCTTTGTCGTAACTAATCTTGCCATATCCGCCTTTAATTTCATCGGGGGCAGACATCTGAGCCTTTTCCATACGATTTACATAATCAGCCTTTCGGTCCTGATCTTCTTCGTACCAGTCCTTATAAATACGCATAAGGACAGCTTCAACGCCACCACCCACAGGTTTACGTTTTACAGAGCCAACAGGGAGAGGTTCAGTGATACCTTTACGGGCAACTTCTTCATCGCCGGTAGCGAGTTCCCATCCAGTGCTCATGTATTGTTGGATACGACCTTCAACATCATTAACCCAGCGATATTCATAGTCAGGGTCCTTATTCATTACAGTCAGGACATCACGACGACCATTGATATCAGGGCGACTAGGACGTTCCCGGCGCTTTGCCACATCCTGAGTAGTTTTGACGGCGGTATCTTTAGCTGCTCTAGCCATTATTCTTCTCCTTAATTGAATTTAAAGTAATCGTTGACATAATCCTGCTCAGACTTGAAAGCCCCAGCACGAATTAATGTCTTCATTACGGATACAGCCTCTTCAGGCAGGTCTTTAGCAGTACGCTGCTTTGCTGATGTGGGATTCCTACGAGCACCCGACACAGAACCCTCTACCGCGGCAGGACGTTCCCTATTCATGTTCTTAAACTTCTCTGGAAAGACTTCTTTTGTTGCACTCTCGATATAATTAAGAAACTCATCTGGAGTGGCATTAGGATTTTCCTGTCGGTACAATATACCCTGTGCATCTGCAAATTTCTTCAGTGCAGGGTCTTTTTCATACCAACTGTTCTTTGATGCCCAATTCTCCACAATCTTCTGAACAACTTCTGAAGCGGATATCTCAGGAGCCTGAACCTCTTTAATGGAGGTCTTAAACTCTTCCTTAGCCGTTTCAATCTGACCTTCAATCCTCTCAAGAGAATCAAAGTCCATTCGTTCAAATGCTTCCTTCTTGGCTGCCTTCAACTCTTCAAGATGGTCCTTGTGCATACGTTCACGCACCATCTTTTCATGAGTCTGGATAGCTGAAATGGCCTTATCGAGATCCTTAATCTTCTTTTCTTGCTTATGAAGGCGGTCATACAACGGTTTACGGTCAAGGAACTCTTCTGCTGAGAGAGTACGTTTACCTTCTACACCATCGGGATTCCAACCCTGAGCAATTGCTTCTTGCTCAACTTCGGAGTATTCCCGTCCTTCAACTTGACTTTCCACAGAAGTCTCTGGAACTTCCTGTTTAACAATTTCCTGCTTCTCTTCGCTCATTCTTCTGCCTCTATAATGGCGTTAATGTCTTCATCGTTCATCAATAGAAACTTTTCTTTAGTTTCCGGGTCAACTACTGTCTTACCTGCAAATTTGGAGAAGATAACTTTATCCCCCACCTTTGCCCAAGGACTTCCATCCCCCTTGTCTGACCATGCACAAGAACCGATTTCTTTTAGCGTTCCTGTGGTAATTGTCATCTTTTCTCGGGGATCTACATTCAGGTAAAACTTGATACCATCCCCAAAATCTACTGTTTCGTCATATTCATCTGGTTTAACCAGAACTACATACCCTAACGGTTTAATCTTCATCGGTATTGATTGCCTCTTTAAGCAAATCTTCTACTGCAAAATCTAGAATTGTCTGAAGGGCTTGAGCTTTTCCTACTTCCCTTGCCAAGAGTTGTGCAGTTTCATCAACTGATTCTCCTGAAATCTCTCCTGAGATTACGGCCTCAGCTAACTGCTGCCTGTCCTTCTGGAGCTGGATTAGGAACGCCTTCGTTACCGGGTGCTGCTGCCATTCCATTACTGCTTGCTTGCTGATCATTGGTGCCTCCTGTGGGCTGTTGCGGTGCTACTTCTTGCTGTGCTTGTACAGCAGCTTCTTGCTCAAGAACATCGAGCATGTGTTTTACTACGGCCAATTTTCCTGCATGCTCTTTAGCTTCTGCATCAGAAATTGTCCCAATACCATCCAACTTTACCTTCAGTATCTCCAACTGATGATTGAGTTGGTCCATCTGTATCTTGTGTTGCAGTTCTGCCATCTTCAATTGGAAATCTGGCGGTGGCCCTGCTGGAGGGAGTGCCATAAGCTGCTCAATACCATATTGGTCTTGGGCTTCTAGGATTCGTTTGGTAACTTCCTGCGGATTTACTGTGCCAAGAGGGATTAGCTGTGCAAGGGCCTCTGCCTTGGCAAGCCTTTCCTGTTCTGTAGCTACATTTGGGTCAGACGTGGGGATGACGTTAGCAATGTTTTCCTGATAATCGCTACGGCCAATTTTGCTAACCTTCTCTTGGCCCGGATCGAGAATCTGAAAGTAAGCCTCATCCGGCAGATAAAGTTTGTTCAAACGATAAAGCTTCTTGAACTCTTTCTTCAGGGAGCGGTGCATACGCTTGTAAATAGCGTTGAACACACGGCTGCCTTCACGAATCTTGGCAATAGTAGTAGTGGCTTTCTGATTCTGACCGCTATCTTCGCCTACCATTGCATCAATCGTAGAGGAGAGCACTCGGCCTGAGTTAATCATCATTTCCAACAAGCTGAATAACACTTGTGATGGAGTCCCAACCGGGAGCGGGACAATTCCTTTACGGAGGTCATCACCTGTGGAATTAACAGGCTTCCATTCACCCGGACGGAAGGTATAATCCCCGCCTTTTACTCGAATACCACGTGATAGGAATCCGCTCTGCTGATTTGAGAGTGTTCCGGCATCGAGGAGCTGATTTACAGTGGTATTAATCGTTTCATTGATGGGGGTAAGGAGAGAACCAAACCCAAGGTCATAGAAACTGTTATCAGGGGAAGGGATAAAGGTGAATTTTGTATAGTATTCAACAGGTTCAATTCTAAGTACCTGTTTTTCCTTGCCCTCTGTATACTGAATACTATCTTCGTCATAACGTGCTACGATTCGTAACACTTGCCCTGAAGGATAGGCTACAGTGCAGATATAAGGCTCTTCATAGCCATCCCCATCCAAGTCATAGAACGTATGGCATTCAAGAAGGAGATGTTCAGTAGCAGAATCAGCCTGTGGGCTAGGATTTACACCATGAACTTCTCCAGAAGTCTTGGATGCAGTGTCTTGAGGCTGGGGAGTACGAAGTTCAGCATCAAGATATACCCCTGCTGCAACACGTTCATACAACTCATTGTTGCTGAGGAAAATCTTCTCGGTCTTACGATAAGCAGTTTCAAGATTCTTAGCGTAGTAATCCACCACAAGGTTCTGTGGCAGAACAAGTTCCGAGATATTGCGTTTGAGGATAGGACTGAAATAAGTCTTTTTGAAACAAGAGCCTACAAGGGGAATGATATGACACATACGGTCCATATCGTCTTCCCACTCTTCCATCTCCTCAATAAGCTGATAGGACATATGCTTGCCAATGTTTATGGCTCGCGTCATCTTCGTCCCATCATTATCATAACCCACAACCCGGCCTTTTACCGGATTGGCGTTAGGAACAAGTGCTGGATAAGCACGGGCTGCAAAGGCTTGGATTGCCGTTGACAGCAGGGGGTACTTGATATTGGCAGCACCCGGCCAAGGGTAGTTCTTAGGTTCTACAACCTGCGTTGCCAGCTTCAAATAGTCTTCGTTACGCTCTTCCCAATCTGCACGACTACGCAAGTCATTCTCGTAACCTTCTTTGACTGTGCTGCCAATACGCAAAAGAGCCGTAGGATCAAGGTCTTCAGCAATATTGGCTTTGGAGATATTTTCTTCTAGAAAACCCATTTATTATCCTAATTAGTAGCCGGTATGAGGGCTTCTGCCCCAGCCAAATACTTCATCTGCAAATTCTGCTTCCCACTCTTCATCTGCAAGTTCTTGGTTTGTAGGGGCTTCTATCAATTTATCAAGAACCAGACCAATCCATGAGATAGCATCTACTTGGTCATCATGCTTACCCTTCGGAAAGCGGAGAATTTCATCCTCAAAGTCCCTATACCACTCGGCAGTGTTGTCCACCTCAAATCCCCCTGCTCTCATCCGGGAACGTATAGATATGGCACGGGATGTTTTGTCTTTTGTGGGGGTTTCGGGATGTAAGGGCATGTAAATATTACGTTTTTGCATCTCTGCATAGAGGAAAGGACCGATTGCCTTCTCTATTGCCCCTCGTTCCAGAACTATTGTCTCTGGTTGGTATTTGATGTAAGCTGAGAACAGTTCATCTATGGTTTCAAGAGAGTCCCAGCGCCCTCTGAGAATATCTACAAGCTTCAATCGGCCATTAGGGGCTATCCCTACTACGGCTATCACCGTAAAGTCGCTCCTAGAGGCTGTGCTTACGGCAAAATCGACTCCGAAGTAGTAGCGGAGGTTTTCGCCCTTGTCTTTCAGTGGAAGAAGATCACCTCGTCTGAAGAAAGAGGTAGCTTCATCTATAGGGTGGTTCAAATATTCTTGGGCATAGCCTTCGGGGAAGCCAATATCGGTGTATTCCCTTCGTTTTGCCTCAAGCCGTTCCCTCGGCCACTGTTCCTTCCACAAAATGAATGAAAAATCCTCATTGTGTGCCCTGTAACGCTTACTGAGCCATTCCCGGTTGTTGAGAAGTTTCTCAAGGAGACTATCAAAATGCAGGATTGTGCCTACAATACGAACAATACCTGTATCAGAAAGACAGGGAACCAAGGCTCCAAAGAACCAATTACGGAATTTCTCACGTCTTTCCTTGTTTAGAACCTGCTCATCATCTTCCAAATCGTCCCCAATGATGAGGTCTGGACGTTTATTACGCCATTTAAGACCACGGAGCTTCTGTTCTGAGCCTTTGGCAAGGATTCTAAACTGTTGTTTATCTTCAAACTGAACAATAATGTCAGTTTCAGAGTCTTTTATGATGCGTTCTACGCCAAACAGTGCTCGAACGTCTTCATTTTCGATGAGTTCACGCTTAATGTCACTGAGAAATAGGACAGATTGGGCTTCTGTAGCTGAAACAATCACTACAAAAGAGCGTTCCCGGAATAAAACACTGGCTAATGTGTAAGCATGTGTAATTGCTGTAGATTTACTATGCCCACGTGGGGCAGCTATAGCAACTTGTCTGCTATCACTACAACACATTTCCCACATTTCCTTGTGGAATACTGGAGTAGCTTTTGGATTGTCATAATTCTTCTTAAGGACACTCTCGGAGAGTCCATGTATCTGCGCTGCTGTTAGCGCCATATTGCCCACCAAGGAGTTTTTACTTTTTTAATAGGTGTTATTGCATTTCCTATAAATATTCCTTGACGAGCTTCTGAAGTAGTAAGTGGTACAGTTTTTCCTTCTCTGCGTAACTTTACCCCCTCATGGATATCTGAATATATTCTAGACACCTCTCCCTTCATATCATCAGCTTTATGGAGCCTATAAAGGATGCCCATTATCAATGATAATGATTGTTCTTCCATTACTCCTCCTATGAGGGAATCTAAAGAATGCTGTCTGGCTAGGATTGCCCTAGCGACTCTTAGGGAATGTAGCGGAGGATTCTGAAATTCGTATGCAGAGCGATTCAGACAGCAAGGGTTATTACTTGTAGAGCTTGCCTTTGGTCTTGGATTCAGCAGGGGTGCCCTTCACCTTGATGGGGGCTTCTGCACCTACGGGGCCAGACGGACCCTGTGAGGCTTCCTTGATCTGAGCTGCGTATTCCATCAGACCAGCACGTTTATTTGCCATCTTCTCGTTAGTATCACCAACGATATTACCATGTTCATCAATCAGCTTTGCCATTTCTTGTTCCTAAAAGTAAGACTGTTGTTTAATAAACTCTTTTGTATATTCCTTGAGGGAATACTTCTTCCCTGCAAGTATCACCCCTTTACAGACAATCTTTGGAGGAAGTTTAGGTAGAGGGATGTTATCTTCCAAACGTTCTTCAGAGATATACAGCATCCCTTCTGGCTTTGGATTAGCTGGACCAAAAAGATTCATGCTATTTTCCCTTCTTCCTAAGTTTCTTCAGGATTGCTCCTGCCACACGTTTACCAGCTTCTTCACTACCATACTTCTCACCGGCTGATTCAGCAATCTTGGAGAAGTTCTTGCCCTTCTTACCAATATCCTTACCAGCGGCAGCAGCCTTGGCACTGTACGACTTCTTACTTGCCATTATCGACCTCTCCCCGAACTGCGCTTCATGGGCTTATTACCTTTTGGTCCCTTGGCAACTCCCTTAATCTTTCCCGCATTCTCAGAGGCATAGAAGACTTGTTCACCTTTCTTCTTGCCGTATTCTTCCTTCATATTTTTTAAAATCTTGGTACCTTTAGGAGTGAGAGGCATATTACTTACCCTTCTTCTTTGTGGACTGGCCTCGTTTGAGAGCCTTGTCCATCATCTTGTCTGCCTTGGATTCCTTGCCTTTTGGCTCTTCCTTGGTTTCACTCATTTCATGTCGCATGATCTTACTTTTCTTCAGAACTGCTTTCATTAACTACTTCTCCATCAATTTCTTTCGCTTTAGAGAACTTCTCGAACTGTTCTTTGAGGGTTTTAAGCCTAGACTCAGTGCTAACCTTCTCAGAGCGAGAAGTAGGGTCTCCACGTCCCAAGGCTCTCTTATCAAAGACAATCGCTGTAATAGAGGCCAAATCCTTGGCTTTGACAGGCACCTTTTCCTGTATGCCCTGTTTGTTAATCACTGTATCCCCGCCAGAGATTCTATCCTCAATGGCCTCAATGGCCTTATGGAGAACCCCTGTCATCATGGCATCCATTTCATCTGACTTCTCTTTTCGTACCTGAGCTGTCAGATTGGCCCACCATTCAGTCTTACGCCAAACATTGATGGTGGCATATGGGATACCACAATAGGCTTCAGCCTTTGACGCACTCCCTGTCACCATCCATGCTGTAGCTGCTGCTATCTTATCCGCCGGGGTGTATTTTCTGCTGTTCTGGGTATAGAGTTCTTCGATAGCCAACTCCTCCCCCGGCTCAATGATGAGCTGCTGGGAAGTATTAGCAGGTCTCCCTTTCTTCTTTTTCAGTGCTGCCACTGCTATCTCCGAAGCTCTCTTACTTATGTTCTCAACCTTTCGGTCAATAATCTCTTGTATTCGTTTATCGAAATTACGGGGCTTCCTTCCCCGGTATTCCCTTCCTATTCCATTCTTCTTTAAATTAGGGGTGTAAGACATTAGTCTTCAGACTTATACCCTTCCGGGCAATATTCAGGATTACCAGCCTTGCAGAGAGCCATATTAATTTCTTTTCCACGTAACCCTTGGCTTTTACCACCCTGTTTACCGTACTTCAGGGCTTCCTCTGGAGTAGATAGTCCAGCATGATAACGAAGACATTCTCCAGCCGAACTACCAGAAGGACAAATCTTACCCCACAAATCCCCTGCGTCTTTACTGCTATGTGCCATGTTAATTCCTCACAATTTAGTTGGGTATTGAAATTCTAAAATTTTATAGCGGCGAGTGACTGGGCCATATGCCATTTCCCACCAGCTCCAAGTTTTCCCCCGGCCCCCTCCAACCAAGTAGAAATGATTCTCAATTGCATCTAGGGGGTGGCATGCTTCTTTCTTAGTCATATCCTTTCAGCAACCATAAAGAAAGCTGATGATCATATGCGTATAATTTTACATTATGTAAAGTACATACCCTTACATTAATGCTTGACAAATTACAAGCAGACTACTGGCAATCTATCT